CATCTGATTATTGGGATGACGGCGCAAAACTAATGGCTAATATTGAAGAGCAAGCAAAGAAAAATAGATCAATTATCGAATGGCATCCCGTTAGCGAAGCGCCATCAAGCAATGCGGAGCGGGTATTTGTTGAATATTCTGACGGCGGTTTTGGCTTCGTTTTTGGACACCCTGAAATAATAAAAGGCGATCCTGATTACAAGCGATGGTCATATCTGCCTGAGTGACAAATCGCAGACACAAAAAAAGACAAGCCCCGACTATCAAATCGGGGCTTTGTTTTTGATTGTCTTTTAGCTCAGTTGTCAAAGATCCTTTGACTACTGAAGGGTACGATAAAATCGTACACTTGCAGTTACTTGATAATCGCAGTCAACGCGTCCTTTCTCTTGGCGCATTCGTGCCATCCGCTGTCGCACTTCTCAGCCATTCCAGAAAGTTCTCTGACCATTTTTCCCAAAGCGGAAGCTCTGGCCTGACAAGCTCCGAGGGAATCTCCGTCTTGCCTTGGCTTGTCTGCGGTTGCGCGGCGCAAGCGCTCAAGCAAAGAAGAACGATCAGCAAGCAGTTGACGATAGCGATTGTCAGCAAGCAGGACAGTATTTGTCGCATCTTTTAGACCTTGGATGTTTTCGGCTCTGGCCTGTTCGATGGCTTGAGCATGAGCGAGAGTCATGCTGTCAATCTTGTGGACATACCAGAGCCGAGTGAAGAACGCTCCTAGAAGCGCACAGATCACGCAAGGGAGCGCTCTGAGCAGTAGAGAGATGTTCACCCCTTACCCCTTCAAGAAAAGCCGCCTTTCGGCGTTTCTGCGCCTTGTCAGACCTCGATTCGGCTTGCCGCCGACCGTGTTCCAGAGCAAGAAGGACTCTGCCGCTTGCAAGGGCGCTCCGTTGTTCAAGTTCTTCAAGACAGAGGATCGTCTGAAAGCGGTCGCGCCGATATTGAAAGCAAGCGACAAGACAGCGATGAATTGATTCTCCGAGACGGGGACGCGAATCAGATCAGCGATTGCTCTTTGATGTAGAGCCAGGTCATCAATCAAAAGCGCATCGGCTTCCATCTGGGTGATCTCAAGACCTTCCCGAACCCCTTTTCCTGTATGTCCGTAGCCAATCGTCCAGACTCCTGCGGGACATCTGTACGCCGTCAGTCTGCATCCTTCAAAGTTCCCGACAAAGGGAGCGGCAAGGCTCGGATCCCACTCCCCGAATTTTTTAGTTTCTGCGCTGATCATTTTTCTTGTCCATATTGATGATTTTCTGCTCGGCGGCTTCTCGGATGGTCTTCAAGCTCTGACGAATTACGACAGGGACAAAGCCCGCAAGGCCAGCCCTGTCGAAGTTCTCAACGATTGACACGGCTTCGTTGACCATGAGCGCGGTAATCGTCAGCGACATGAAGCTAAAAGAGGTAAAGCCCAAATCAGCAAGCGATATGTCCAAGCCGTGAGCCAAGGACACAAAAGCGAACATCACGACTTTTCGCATGATGCCCGTCCGACCTGCATCGGAGTTAAGTTCTCCCGTCCTGATTGCCGCGAATGTTCCCGTCATCCAATCGCCAATGGAAAAACAGACAAGCCACAGCAAGCCGTTTGTCATCTCCCCGAATGCAAATTGAAAGAGCGCCCCGAAGAGCGCTCCCAGAAACAGGCAGAACTTGTCAAAAGCGTCTGGGAAGACCCAATTAAAGAAAGTCATTGAATCCCCCTAGACCGATTTCCACGGCGTGATTCTGCAAGTCATCTGGAGCGGATTCTTCGCTCCAAAATCCCACGTTTTCCAACCGATGAGAAAGCGAAAGCCCTTGTCTTTTTTGAATGGATAGACAAACAGAAAGAAGATCATCCAACAGCGCAGACGATCATCTCTGAAGACGGTCTCCCGTTTCCAAATGCCGCCATTAGAAAGCGGCTTGTGATGCTGAAAATAATCGTCATCAGGCGTGAATTCATAGCCGAGGTAATCTCTTTGGAAATTCACAGCGGGATTTCTGAGAATCCAAGTCACTTGCTGAAGATAGACGGAGCGCCCTTCCCATCTTTTGCGATGATCAGGATCCCCGAGAAGATTGGTATTCGGCGTTGTAGACCACCAAAGCCATGTGTCCCTCAAGCTGTAATCGTGAGCAAAAAAAGGCGCGATTGGACTGACCAACCACGCCGCCGCACTGCTCAGAAAGAAAACAGGTAAGAGGGCGATCCATTTAATGACCGCCAACATGATAATTACTCCTCTAGAATTTCCCGAATTTCCTTGATTCGATCCCGTTTTGCTTGCCTTGCCCGTGCGAATCCCGTTAATTCCTCACGAGAATAAGGCAATTCGATTCCGTCAATCAAATCCCAAAACTTATCGGAAAGAATTAAAGCATCAACGCATCGGATCATTCGGTAATCGCCTGTATCGGAAACTGCGGCGCTTAAATCGCAGATTAAATTACGTTCTTCTTGTTCTAATTGCTGTCTTTCTTCAGGTGTGATTTCAACCATTTTTCAATCCTTTTAAGCGAACAGGAAATAGGGGCGGACACTAAGATTCGCGGATGCGCCTGCGGCGATGGCGTTCCCATTATTTGCTACATTCGCGAAGGAAATAGCGTTGGCGACCGCCGACAGCCACCAATTAGCGCGAGGCTTTGAAACGTACTCCTTTGCGAGTCGGAAAAGCGCGAACTGATGATTGCCGTCGGCAACGTCTAGGTAGCTCGAACTAAAGACCGTGCAGCCGTAAACCATCACCTCGGTCAGGTAGCACGCATAAGCGTCGTACCAAGCAAAGTCGGTCGCCGCCCCTGTATATCCTGCACCTGCCATCGAGGGCGTGCTACTGTTAACGGTCTTCGTGAGCAGACGGCTGTGGCGCAGAACGTGGCTCGACCCAAAGGCATTCTGTAAGCCTGTCGTAATCATCGGGATGATTGTTGTCCAAGCCTTCGATCCTGCAAAGCCGCCTGCGGTCGTGTTCGTGTCGTTCATCTGACTGGTCATGAAGGCCTCATCAGGAACAAAGACAATGTGGTGCGCAGTCGTTTCCGTGTTGCCGTTATGCACGAAATAGTCTAGGTCGGCCACGCGGCACGTTAGGCTGTATGCCGTGCCGTCAATCGTTACGCTCATGGGGTAATAGTCGCCAATATAAATATCGGAAAAATCACCCGCTTGAACCTTTGCAGACAATTCGGCAATCGTATATTTCAGAGAAAGGTCTGCACCTCTGAAGAAACAATTATGAGCCGCCGCGCTATTTGGAACGGGAAAAGCGGGATTCGCCCAATAGCCCAAGATCGGCGGGGTTGCGCTCGTGTCACCATCGACGAGAGTAACCTGATTATTTTCCGTGTCGATGCTTGCGATTTGGAAAATATTTCCGACTGCATCTACTACTTTATTTCCGACCGCTACGTTTGAATTATCCAAATCGGCAATATCAATCGTCTGCCCTGCGCTCAAAGTGAGCGAGGTCGTTTTCGCGGAGTAGCGATTCGGATTTGCCAAAAGTTGAGCAGACTGCTCTGCACTAGCCGCACTCTGTGCGCTCTGAGCGGCGGCGCTCTGCGCTTGGGTCGAAATCGTTGCCGATTGACTAGCCGAGGTCTGCGCAGATTGTGCGGCTGTTTGTGCGGCGCTTGCAGAGGTCGCAGAGCCTTCGGCTGCGGATGCCGCATCGGCGGCGTTGCTTGATGCTGCCTGTGCGGCGGTCACAGCATTCTGTGCGGCAGTCTGTGCGCTTTGAGCCGTAGAGACGGCATTTTGAGCAGTCTGCACAGCGCCCTGAGACGTGGTCACAGCGCTCTGAGCGGTCTGGACGGCTTGTGTTGCAGAGGACTGAGTGCTCTGAGCCGTGGCTAAAGCGCTGTTTGCCGTGGTCTGAGCCTGTCCCACAGTCTGCACGGCCTGATCTGCCTTAGTCTCTGCGGCGGTCGCAATCTGCACAGCCCGAGCGGCTTCTTCTTCTGCATGAGAGGACTCGCCACTGATTTCGGAGAGCGCTTGCTCTGTCTGAGAGACAAGACTCTCGCCGCTGAGTTCACCAGTCGGCGCTCTGTTGTATCGGAAAGTAATATCTGCCATTTTCTCTGCCTATCAATCGGGGAGCTTAATGAAGAAAGCCATCTTGAAAAATGAATTAACGATGCTAACAGGATCGCCCTCACCCGCATCCGCAATCGTGACGGAGTGCGTGTGATCGCCGTTCTGCGAGGTCTCGCCGTTCCACGAGCGAGATGCCTGAAATCCAACCATGTAAGAATCGTTGTTATACCCTGCCCCGGGCCCGGCATATCCGAGCGAGTAAAAAGCGCCTTCAGCCGCGAACCCCGTCTCTTCAAAAGTTCCTATTTTCCCTGTGATTTCCATCGTGCCGCGCTCGTGCGTGTGAGCGCCGTTCGTGGAGACGCTTGTCACGCTATGAGAGTGTTGCGGCATCTGAGCAACCGAGAGGGTTACAGAGTCAGCGCCGCCCGTCTGCCCTGCATTGCTCGGCGTGGATCCTCTGATCATTCGGTCGATCATGTTCGGGACATTGCCGCCGAGTCCGTCAGAGCGTCCGTCACAGAGCAAGAATCCCTCATCAGCAACGGAGTCACCCCAAAAAATAGGATGCCCATTGGAGTCGACTGTCACGTTATAAGCAGGGATGACCATGCCCGCTCTGACCGAGACATCGAGATTCTTCCAATAGGAGCGGTTCGGCGGGACAATGTTGGTGCATTGCTGAATGCACCGATATTTAGTCCCGTTGTGCAGAATTTCGTTCCCGACTTCGTAAGTGAGAGCCGCGCTCCAATTCATGAGACCGCCCTGCTGTTGCCACAATGCGAACTGCGACAACAGATACAGGACTCCGTTCATGTCCTCACGGAAAGGTGGGATGCCGCCATCAGCGAGGGGCGTACTGTTGACCTCTCCGAATCCCTCCTCTTGCGAAAAGCGTCCCGTCCCCGCCTGTGCGGCAGTCTGCGGCGGCAAGGTCTTGTCTCCAAGGCTTGCGAATGCCGCTTTCAAAAGTGTTGAAGGATAGTTACTCACTTTTTAACCCTCATAAATGGAGTCATATTGATAGAAGATGCCCTGATCAAACGGCAGAAGCTCTGAGCCGTAGAAGCCCAAGAACGGAGCGCTCGGGTCGATGATGAAGATCCTCGCTTGCACCCCTGCGGGGCGATTCGGGATGCCGTAAGTTCTCAGGATTGCAAGCTGATTGGTTGTCAATTTGCCGAGGATCCTAACCTCGATGGTCATGTCCTGTTTGTCGACCACCCAAACAGGGACAGATAGCAAGCGGGACAGCAAGTCATTGATGACGGACGCGCTCTCTGCGCTAATGTTTCTCAGCGCTTTCAGCATAATCAGGAATCGGTAGTCTTCATCGTCAAGGCTCACCGAGCCGCCGTCCATCGTCAGAACCCGAGCCGCGCCGACCCTGTCACCGAGCCAATCCAAGAAGACTCCATGCGCGGTCTTAGGGTCAGCGACATATCGAATCAGGTCTTCGATCTCGGGCGTTGCGTCAAGCTCTTCATGAATGAAGTCAGCGAGAGCCGTAAAGCGTTCGGCGTGACTGTACTGAGGTTGGAGCGCTTGCGTTGTGTCGCTCGGGACATCGGGAATAGCGCAGAAGTCATCCGAACTCAGGACATTTCGCCATGTCTGCGTTGAGGTCATGACTGCACCTCGTTTCCGATGATGATCGAAGACTCTGAGATGACAGGCTCGACATCCGCATCAATGGTCACAGAGTCCGAGAATGCACCTTCACCGAGCGCCACTTGGACAGTCGCAAGCGGCGTGTCCGATGCCCCTGCGATTGCTTGCCAAAAGCGAGATGCGTACAGCCTTTGAGCGAGTCCGATTCTCGGGAGCGTCCCTTCGCCGTTGGCATCTGCAAGAATCGCCGCCTTGACTGCATCCTGTTCGGCTTCAGGAATCGCAGAAGCAAAGATGACCTTGACGCTCAGCGTTGTCGCAGTCGGTCTCAGGATCGAATAGCTGTAAGTTGCGCCCTGCGGGATTTGATAGGTCACCTGAGTGTTGCCGCTTGTCCCGCATCCGCTCGACTTCTTCTCGTAGATCGCTTTAGCCAAATCAGCAGACTCGCCGCCTTCAACGCAGACAGCGACCGAATGCGCAGGAATGGAGATGCCCCATTGAGTGACTGCCGCATTCGTGGCGTTCTCAAGGACTTCGACATCAATGACACCATCGAGAGCGGCAACCGCCGCCCGAATAGCGTCAACTGTTCCGTGTGAGTTGTAGGCTACAGACTCAGCCGCACGGACTCGGAACTCCGCATCGGACTCTCTGACTCTGCCCCTCACGCCCGCCGTGAGATTCGTCACAGAGTCCCACCCAGGCACAGTCGTAATAATGCGCGTGACGGTCTGGGCTTGAACATCCAGAGCGCCGACCTCAACGGCTGAGAAGTCCACGAGAGCCGTCCCAGATGCTCCGATCTCGGACTCAGCAAGACAGCGAAAGCGTCTGCCGTCAAGATCAGAAACCATCGCGCCGAAGGGGATCACAGTCCCCGCTAAGCCTGCGCAAGTGCATTGAACGACAGTCGAAGCGGCGGCTTTTCGATCCAAGAAGTACAGACTGTTGAGGGCATCCAAGAAGGATCCCGTCGCTTGTTTGCGACTGTACTGAGAAGCCAAGAAGCTGATCTCGGAATTCTTGGCGATGATCTCCGCGACAATCGCATCAATCAACTGCCCGAGCGGCTGATCTGGGTCGGTGTTGACCTGAATGTCTGGGTCAGCGACAGAGAAAATGCTTTCAATTTGAGCAACCCAATCGGCTCTGATTTCCTGCGCAGTCGGGACGATCACGCCCGATTCGTCAAATTCTAGTCTTGCCATTTTCACCCCAGATTGTCGTAAAGGAGACTTCTCCCGATACTGTCCTTGTCTTCAAGTTCAAAGCGTCAACCCGCACCGAGTCAATGCTTTGGACTCCTTCGATGCTCTGAGCGGTTTCACGTATCCGCGCAGCGATGATTGATCTTCGGAACTTGAGCGCGAGGGCTTCAGAGAACCAAGCGATACCGCTGTCGGCATAGAAGTAAAGACCGCCCCGAAAATTTTTGCAGGCGCACGAGATGTTCTGGGCTACGGCTTCAGTCCTGTCGCACATTAAAAGCGACCCATTTGAGCCGATTTGCAAGTCCCAATCGGCAGTAAGTTTTGCGGTTAAAGCGTTGGTCATGAGTTCGGTTCTCCTGTGCTGTCGCTACCAGACTCAACCCCGCCATGCGTGTGAGTCTTCAGGCTGATGCCGTCAGCGATGACATCCCCTGTAAAGGTCGCGGTATGCTGTCCAGAGCCGCCGCCCGTAATTGCGCCGTCTATGACGATCTGCGGGGCGGTCAATAGGATTTCATTGTCAGCGTCCACGGACACGCTAGGAGCGTTGATTTGCACCCGTTCCGTGGCTTTTATGACGATCTCTCCGTCATCTTCAAGATGCACGAAAGTCTGCGGAGTTTTTCCAAAGAAGCCCCCGATATAGAAGCCGTCAGACATATCGAAGCATCTGAAGGAGCCAGGGACTACAGGATCGCCGCCGCCCTTTACGTTGGTGCAGTCTTGCTGAGCGAAGATCGCAAGCCCGATGTCTCCGACCTTGGGATCGCAGATCACAGCCGCCGTGCCGTGCTGAAGCCTGAAGTACGGCAAGCGCGGGATGGAGACGGGCGGGATTAAGTTCCCGTCTGCGTCTGTCTGGGCGACCAGAGGAGTAGCGCTCAAAGTCCCCGCTCCCGATTCCGTCCCAGAGCGCTCAACGGAGTCAACACGGACAGGGATGGCGGTGCAAACGCTCTGCTTGATGATCTGCTTGATCAAAAAAATCTGTTGGTTGTATGCACTCGCAAAGTCTGCAAGCCTTGCGGGCATCTTGAGAGATTCGTCAGCCATTGAACCATGTCCCCGCGAAATCTGTGAACCAATCGCCGTTGGTCGGCATATTTGCCGAAAGCGAATGCTCGATAGAGGTCAAGCGCCAAGCCCCCGATGCTCTGGGCAATCTGCTTGTGATCTGGACTGTGTCGCCAATCGAAAGATCAGGACGGAAAAAGGTCTTGCATCGAATCCCGAATTGATCGAAACTCGGATAGCCGATCTGCCCGTTTTGAGGATTGATCGCAGTCACAGATGAATGTCCCCGAGCCTTGTCAGCAGGGAGCAAGACCACCGTATCGTCTTCAAAGATCAAGTCGGCTCCGACCGCATTAGCGACCCATTCTGCTTTACTGATCGGATCGCCGTTGATAACGCAGTCTGCAAGCGAAGCCGTCACGCCCTCATTGCGGAAATTAAATCCCGCCTGCTTGGCAAAGGACTCGACCAGAGAAGCGGCGCTCTGGGAGCCGTTGACAGAGACGGGTGGAGTCGGCTCAAGTTTTGCAAAACTCGCCGTGATTGCTTCGATGTTGAGAACGGGACTCGGAGCGCTGTTGAAGTCAGGAGCGGAGTTGGTTATCTCGCCCATGAAGACAGTCGAGAGCCTTGAGCCTTCTCCCGCCCTGACCATGATGCGATTGCGCTTGAGACTGAGAGCGTTAAAGCTCAGCATCGTCAGCTGAGCCATTCGGGCTTCACTTAGTCCCCAAAGCCGCGCCTGTAGACTCGGCAGTTCGGGGACTCCCTGACGCTTGATCCGAACCGAGCAAGCGAAGCCATCAAAAACCAGATGCTCGCCCTCGATGTCGATCTCGATGACTAGATTTTTCGGGCTATAGCTGTTCATTCTTCGTAGATCAAAAGCCAACGGGAGCCAAGTCCCTCATATTGCGGATCGGCATCGCCCTGCGTATCAATCCATGTAATCTCTGCGGGCTTGTCTGGGAATGTCCAAGGGAACAACTCGCCCCCGTTGACCGCCCGAGTCATGCGCGTGATCTGCACTCCGTCCACGATGGCAGAAGTGAAGACGCTCGACCCCATCTGGCGCACTTCGATCTCAACGGACTGAGAGCCGATCACAAGCGACACCCTTTGGAAAGGAATCGCACTAAGCGGAATTTCCATCGTCATGTCTTAGCCCCCATTGAGACGGACTAGCGTTGATTTCGGCTGCACCCGACCGCCGTTGACAGGCTGAGCGGCAGAAGCATTCTTCGGAGTCCACCCCCGAGAAGCAGAGACAGAGACTTGCACGGCTCGGATGCGGATGAAGGACAGCTCCACAGTCAGCAAGGTCGCCCCGTTGGCGCTTGTGTGCGCCGTGCCAATCGTCTCAAGTGCAAGAGACTCGGTCACATCCTCGGGGCTGACCAACTTGCAGAGGTATTGGCTCCCGACTCCTTGCTTCAGAGCCTTGAGCCGTCCCATTGCGACAGTCTGCTTCGCGGGGTCGTAGCCGAGCGAAAGCGAGACTTTGACGCTGTCGGGAGCCTGAGTCTTATTGAAAGCGGCTAATTCTCCGTTCTCAATCGGCTCGGTCAAGACCTGAGAGGTCTGAGCCTTGGTCACTTCAAGGATCCCGTCGTAATCGCAGATAGGCTGATCGTCAGCGCCCAGAAGGGCATAGCGTGAGACTTCCATCTTTTACCCCTTGAGCCGAACACCACGGACAGCCTGCATTGCGCCCGTTGACATCCTGTCTGTCGCTCTGTTGGTATAAGCGCCGACAGCCGCCCCGATAGCCTGCGGATTGTCCTGAGTCTGGATGTTGATGACCTGATTCATCGTGCTGTTAACAGGCATGGAGTTATTAGTCGAGGACTGCCGCAGAACTGCTTGCTGTTGAGCGCTCGGCGGGTTGTCCTTCTTGCCGAAGCCGAAGATGTTCTTGACTCCGTCCCAGACCTTCCCGACTCCGCCCTTTGCCATCTCAAACAGTTCGATAACAGGCTTGAAAGCATCCAGAAAAGCGTCTTTAATTTTCTGACCGACCTCGGACGCAAGATCTCCA